GGGGTGAGGACTATGGGAGTAATCGCATCTGCCCCGGTGCTGCGGTGAGACGAGGCGTGCGACGACGGAACGCGGCTGTCGCTGAGCCGACCGTCAGAGCCCAGCACCACCTGGGTGGACGAGGCATTGCCCGCGGCAGGAACGTCACGCGAGGCCGCAGTGCCGGCATCGGTGACTGCACTCAGGGTGTGCTGATGGCTGGCTAGGGCAGCGCCGATGGCCGCCGGGGTGATGGGATCAGTTCCTGCAGACCCGTGCGAACTGGCATGACCCGTAGGGACACGGGCATCAGTGAGCCGAGCGTCATTGGTTGCCACCGCCCCAATCGATGCTGGGGTAATTGGATCAGTGCCGGCCGACCCGTGAGTCGCCGCGTGGGTGGCCGGGGCCCCACCGCCAAGCGCAGCGATAGACGCCAGCGTGACCTTGTTCGTCACGGTTCCGTCACCGCTGTCGGCGGCCACCACCGCATCAGCGGCAGCGGAGGAGAGCGGAAGCTGAGAGATGAATGTGTCTGGCATTAGTACTTCACCGTGATGTTCTTGGCGTCCTTAGTGATCAGATAGTTGCCGTTAGCGGCTTTGAGCGTGTACACCACACGCACCACAGGCTGCGGCTTCTTGCGGGGAGCAAGCGTGATGCTGCTTGTCATCCCTTCACCAGCACAGAGAGATTGCAGCTGGCTGCACCGACGATGATCGGAGCCACGTACCCAAAGCCGAAGCACGCCTCTGGTATTGGGTGGGCGCCAACAACGACCGCCGTGGTCACGGCAGCGCCATCGGAGTACACCTGAACCGGCACGTCCTCTGGGCCAGCCGACGCATGCCAGCGGATTTGCGTGGCGCCGTTAGTGTTGCCGATGATGACGCCGCCGCCGGAGTAACGGCCGTACGGAATACGCGGCGTGGTAGCCGCAGCCGACGACGCGGCAACGACCGTGGCACCATAGAAAAACCGTTCAATCTGACTCATTATCGACCTTTCGCTCTGTAAGTGTGCTTCTCAAGGATGCGCTCCCGCACATCCGCCGCCTTGGCGCCCGGATTCTTCCGAAGCTCCTTGGCGACCTCTCGCTTAACGATCTTCTCGTTGATCAGTTTGCGCTGCGGGGCAGCCGGGCCCGGGTCGTAATTGACCGTGCCGGCCACAGCCATCCGGCGGCTCTGGGCCACGCGCATGATGTCGTCGTTCGATGACACCCAGGCTTCGGGGTCTTTCCATCCACGCTTGTCCGCAAGCCCGCCGCAGTAGTACTTGCCAGAGATATTGATCCCGGCCTCCTTGGCTTCTTTGACCATCCACTGCGCGGACTGGACGGGCATGTCATCCAACTGCTGGTTGTTCATGCGGCCTTCCATGAACGCCCGGTCGGAGCCCTTGGTGCCCGGGGCGACTTGGAGAGCGCACATGGTGGCCCAGCGTTCCCCGTATGGCAGGGCACGCTTGTACGTCTCAATCGCCTCTCGGCCGGCTCGCTGGACTTCGACGGGGATATCCATACTGGACTATTGTCCTTGGGGGGGCTGCTCACCGGGCGGAGGACCCGGGGGCGGAGGAGGCGGTGGTGGAACGAGGTACGACGACACGTCGAACTGGTTCACCTGACCCCAGGCCGTCATCAGGCTATTGAACAGATCGGGCTGGCCAGCCTGGAGCAGACCCTGCGCCACGGGCATGGCCACCTGCAGGAAGTTGTTGAGGTTCTCCGTCTTCGTCGCGAGATTCGGTTTCCTCGCGCTGCCGGCTTCGACGCGATACGAATACTCGCGAACAATGGAATCCGGGTTCTCGCCTTGGACGTGCATGCCCCACGCCTGTGCAGCCATCGGTCCAAGGAGCGGCTCCACATCCTGCGGATAGATCAACCACCGGGCGAGGAGAGCTTCCTTGCGAGCGACCTCTGAGAGAGCGTCCTCCAAAATATTTGCATAATCGTCGGGCCTGACCGAGATTTGCTCGGCCTTCACTTGGGCTTCTGCCGCTGACCGGAACTGGTTCCTGGTCATGCCGTACAAAAGTTCAGTTAGGCCCACGCGGCGGTCGAAGAGGGCGGTGACCTCGCTGATGATCTGGTACATGTCCTGGGTTACGCCAGGAGTCTGGAACACCGAGATCACGTCGTTGACCGACCGGCCCACCGCTTCCGAGATTTCAACGATGTTGAAGCCCTTCTCAGGCTTCTCCAGAATCTTGGCCTTCAGGTCTGGGTCGGCGGCCTTGGCAACACCGATCAGCGTCTGCGAGGACGTGGCGATCCTGGTGGCGAGGAAGCTCATCGCCCAGTTGATAAATCGCAATTCCGAAATGCCGGGACGGATCAAAGAGATCGGCCATGAGTAGCCCGGCTTGCCGTGCCACGCCAAGAGCGTGAAGGGCCAGCCGTTGGGTTCCGCCCAGAAGGGGATCGGCCACTGGGCAGCCATGAAGAAGTTCTGCGGCACACCGTTCTCGCCGGCTTCTTCTTGCAGCAGGGCAGGGGGGAGATTCAGCGGGAACTCCACGCCCTCTGCGACGACGATGTAACAGTTGGTGCCTAACGAATCAAACTTCCCTTGGAGTTCCTTGTCGGCGTCCTTCAGGCGATCCCCGAAGCCGGTCTTAGAGTAAATCTCCCAGTAGCAGATGAGGTCGTTCGTCTTGCCGTTCTTGCGCTTGGTTTCGTAGCCACGCTCACCTTCCTCCGTGCGAGAGGCGTAGGATTCGATGTGACCCTTCAGGGCATCGCGAGACAGGCCAAACTTCGCTGCCACTTCATCGATAGGCTGCGTACGCTTTCGGGCGGCCCAGCGGATGTCTTCAAACTCGTCGGCATCAGGGTCCCAGACGATGTTGTCGATGGAGTCGAAGAACGACCCGGCGAACTTCACCTGCGACCCAGAAGGCGAGTAGAGTTCGTGCCACCAGACACCAGCACCCTTAATGAACGCCTCTTCCACCACCTTGCGGGAGTGGCCTTTGAGGTTCAATTCGTTGGGGGTGTAGTTCAAATAGCCTTCCAGCAGCTGGGCGATCACCTTGCGGCGCTCCCACATCATCTGCTGCTGCTGAAGGCCCTGCTGGTACATCTGCATCCCGGGGTCCGGCATCATCACCGGCTGGCCGTCAGGACCCCTCACGGGACCATCTGGGCCCATCTGGGGAACCGGCTGCTGTGGGAAGATGCCCAGGAGAGCCGGGCCGACGATGGGGTACTCCTTCGGGGTGACCGTGCGCTGCGGGTTACGGTGATGGATCACCGACGCAAACAGACGCACGGCCTCCCAAACACGGTTGATACACAACCGAATCGGCGGGGCATCGATCCCCTTGTTGTAGCCCTTGTCCCCGCGCGCCGCAGAATCCTTCCACATGGTGTCAGGATCGCTGTCATAGAAGCCAAGAGCCTCGGCCGCGTCGTCGGCAAAGGGCTTCTTGTGTTTTTTTGCCAACTCAATCTTTTTTTGCCAGTTGACAACTATTGTGCGAAGCGGATTCTCGTCGCTCATCCGACCACCTTCCAGCCATTATCTTGACTTGTGCCGTGCGTCTGAGGAGTTCCTGCGGAGGTGAGGTCGCCTCGCAGGCGTTCGACTTCCTTCCGTAGAGCCAGCAATTCGCGGTGTACCTTGGCGTGCAATCGCTGGTGCTTGCCCTTTTTTATGACGGAAAGGTTATCTAGCGAGTTGTTAGCCTTGTTGCCGTCGATGTGATGCACCTCTTCGTTGCGGGCCAGCTTCCTCCCCAGCGCGTCAGACATCACGCGACGATGCTCGGCGGCGTACCCGTTGGTGGTAGAGCATGGATGCCCAGGGCAATACACAAAAACGTATCCGCTCCGCGAAACGCAACGCCCTCCTTTCCACCGCGGCGCCAGCTCGCCACGCCTCTGGTGAGAAGCATAGCCCGTGGGGCGAGCGCCGCCGTTAGCGTTGAGAATCCTGCGCACATGCGTGGCGCTTAGGCCGAACGCGGAACCGACCTCCTCGCTGGTCTTGCCCTGCTCCCAGTACATGCGGCAGATGTCAGCAATCGGCCAGCCTTTGGCGCGTCGATTCCTGCGTATCTCAACGCCGGCCTGCCGGAGGTGCCGGGCGACGGAATTGGATGTGCCCAACCCCACTCGCGCGGCTACCTCCTCCAGCGACAGGCCGTCATCGCAATACAATCGCCTGAGCTGCTCGGTGTCGTAATCGATACGCTTAGGCATCTAGGTTCTCCTATGGATCAGTGTCCTAGCGGGCCTTTCTACCCTCCAGGTCGGCCAGCTTCTTCTCCAGCAAGGCCACCTTTTCCGAGAGAATCGCATCCCTGCCACGCTTCACGTCCCAAGAGCCGTATTCCTTCCATGCCGGGAACTCATCAACACCCGGGTCAGTGACGTGATGGACGCTGGGACGCTCCACGCCACCGTAGCCAGGGGCGATGACCCAGAGCGTGAGCGTGCGGGACGAGACGGCGGTCACGATGCCCACGTTGGGCTCGGCACCTTCATGGCGGTAGTACTGAACAAAGTCACCCAGGTCAGCCTTCGGCATAGCAAAGTCAGTCATTTTCCAAATCCTTTCGGGGCTAGATACAAAGCAGGGTCTTCGGACTCCCGCTGGCGGCGTTTCTTCTCGGACAGGTACTTCACCCACCACGGATCGGGACCATAGGTCTTCGGTGGTGCGTGATACTTGGGCTCGTAGGCACAGAGGTATTCCAGAGACTGGCAGGCGTGGACCTCGCCGCGGGTCTGCGGCTCGTCGGTCACGTAGACCTGCCCGTTGACGGTGGTCGTCTTTTTCCGGTAGCGCTTCAGTTCCCTAAGAAGGTTGGGGCAGGAGCCTTCCAGGATTTTGAGCTTGGTCGTCCCGTCGCCACGGATGTGCAGCATCTGACGAACCATCGCCGTGCGGGCCGGGATGTCATCGGACCCAGGCATGAACCCAAAGCCTGATATCTGGGAGCGGCAGTTCCGCTTCTTCAACTCCTCTGAATACAACTCATGGGGCAGTCGGCCAGACCCCAAGTCACGGAGCATGCCACCGTGCATGTCCATGATGTAGTTGTAGAAGTGCTGGTTCTGGGCCTTCTCCCAGAAGCGCTCGCCAAAGATCAGGCTGTTGCATTGCCTGATATACAGTTCGTCGTAGATGAGCAGGAACTTCTCGTCCGGTGGTACAGCACCGAAGACACACGCCATCACCGCATGGCCAGGATCGATGGCCACGTAGCGGGTCCAGTCGGGAGGCACCTGACCGGCGGGCAACTCCTCCCGGGGCAGAATGTGGACCGACTGGTTGAACGTCGGGTACATGAGGGTGGATTCCGTGGTGAACTCACCCTCGGCACGCATCTTCAGTTCTTCTTGGCCAAGCGCGCTCCACCGCTCAATGTTCTTCCGCTTTTCCTCATCATCGATAAAGTCGTTATCCAAGAACCGGAACGTGAACTTGCGGATGATCGGGTTCTCATCGCCGTTCTCCACCGCCTTGTCGGCACGTTCGCACAGCCCAATGAGCGCGTCATTCTTGGAGTGCGGCATGGCTGCCCACACAAAGCGCCCCTTGCGATCCGCCAGTCGGGCTTGGCACTCACCGACCCACCGCTCGTTGTTAAGGTCCTCGTCCAGCCAAATAAAATCGGCCTGATATCCCTGGGGCGGCTCGCCTTCAGACGAGAAGCACCAGATGTTCCAGCCGTTGGTCAGTTCGACCTTGTTGAGATAGCCGGCGTTCTTCAGCACCCAACTCATGTCTTTGATGAGTCGTGGCGGGATGAGCGGAGGGGCTGGCTTGCTTTTGGCCTTGTCGTCTCCCTTCCGGAAGGAGCGCCACTCTCCCGTCTCTTCATCGCGGATGATGCGGAACGCCCCGGCTTTGAAGAGGATCGGATAGATGACGAGCCCGATGTGGGGCCAGTTGCGGCCGACAATGGCGAGGTTCCCGTCCTTCTCTGGGTACTTGCCGTAGGGGTCTTGGCCCGTCACGGCGCGAGCCGCCTCCACCGCGACAGCCAGAGACTTACCGCCTCGGTTGCCGCCCAGCACGATCCGCTCACTCACCATGCACTTGTGAAACTCTTCCTGATGTGGCATGGGGCGATAGAGCCGCAACGACTCCAGGCGGCGAGACGCTAGCTCGGCCTGCACCTCCCGCATTTGCTGGAGGGCGTGCTGAGAGACTTCAGGACCAGCCGTCTTAGGCGGTTCAGGCAGCGCGATCTTCGGATGCTTTTTCATTCGCTTGCCTCATTGACTGAGGGTGCCACTCCCCGCACGTCCACAGGGAGTTCGTCATGGGAAACACCCCCATCGCTTCGGTCGGATGCACCTGCGGCGGGAACCTCATGCACGGCCCCTGGATCGACCTCGGCAGTTCCCGCAGCCACCACCGGCAACTCTCGCACGTCCCCATTGCTCTCTATCCTTGCTTGCTTGCCATTCACTTTGATAGCCAGGGCGGCGGCGAGAACGTCCCGCCGATACTGCGCCTCTAGCTCCTCTTCAGTCATCAACTCCAGCGGCTTCTTCGCACCACCCATCGCGGTGTTGTTCACGATCAACCGCAGGAGGGAATCCAACTGCTTGGTGCGGAAGGCTCCGCCCGCAGGGGCGTCGAAGAACTGCTTCATAAACGCCCGCGAGAAACCCTCCACGCCGCCGAAGTACTTCATCATGCACTCCAGCAGTTCGCTGGAATGCGGGATGTTCGTACCACCGACCCGGGAGGCGGCGATGAAGAGATCAACCGCACCCTTCTCAATCTCAACGAGCTTCTTCTGACTCTTGGTCAGACGGTCGGCTTTGACCTGCTTGTTGCGACACTTCCGACAGCGGGCGTGGAAGCCGTCCTTGGACTTGTGGAAGTTCTCTGGAGTGAGGGCGTAGCTGACCCCACATTTCACACAGGCCCGATACTCAGCCATTCACTTTCACGGAGAACTTCGGCTTCAGGTCTACGAGCTTCACGGTCGGATCGTAGCCGGCGGCCCACGATTCCTTCAGTTTCTCGCTGACCGCCTTGGCTTCGATGAACTGCGGCTTGCCGACACACTTCGGCTTCCAGTGTCCGGCCCAAGCATCCCAGTTGCAGAAGACCGGGTTGTAGCCCAGCTTCTGCGTACCGACGAGCGAGAGGTCGCGGGTCATCGTCACGTCTTCCGTCGAAGCCTTGTCGGCCGCATACTTGTCGGCCCACTCATAATAGAACCAAGGCTTGTCGGCCTCGGTCTTGGGCTCGGTCAGATCGAAGACCCGCATGTCGTACATGATCAGACCAGTCGGCAGAGCAGCGCACTCCTGGATGCCTGACATCTTCACGGACTGCGACCGCTCGTACATCTTCAACTGGAAGTCTGGGTTGGCGTTGTTGGACTGCATGTTGCGCCACTCAAAGACGTACACGCATTCCGCCGGTGGAGGGCCACAGTACGGAGCCCCGATCACACAGGGGCCCTTGTGGTAGTGGTCCACCAAGAAGTCAAACGAGGTCTGGAAGAACGGCTTGGCATCCGGGTCCTGGCCCACCAGCAGGTCGGGCTTCATGTCCGAATCCACCATCAGCAGCACGTCCACGCCAAACTCGCGCGCCATCAGGACGCAGCGATTGCGCGTCATGGTGATGGGCGTGTCGGCTAGGTTCCAGATACGGATATTCTCAACGCGAGCGTCTCGGGACAGTTCCGAGACAAGGGGGGTCATCCACTCCCGGATGTCAGGAACTTCGGAGGAAATGCCTCCGTTCCCGCCATAAGAGAACGTACAGATACCGACGTTGAACTTCTGGTTCATGGGGCACCTCGGGGGGAGGCGTTAGTGTACGAAGTTACAGATAGCCGATCAACCCCATAATCCTGCCGCGGGGCTCACCCAGCCGTTGCTGACTGCGTTCTGCGCCTGCCCCCACAGGGCTGGGATGTTGGGAGGCGGAGGCGGTGCCATGAACCCAGGAGGAGGATTGCCGCGTCCTTGGTACACGCCAGAGCGACCGGCGTGCTTCGCGTTATCTTGGATCAGTGAGGCGATGAAGGAATCGCGGTTGTTCAATGACTGCTGCTGACTGACCTGCCGTCCATCAGGACCAATGGCATAGGACGTGAACGGCGCGGGCCGGGCGTTGTCTGGCATGTACGCCATGTTACCGGCGCCGCCGCCGCCGAACGTGCGAGCCGGCGTCATGCGAGATGCGTTCCCCTCCATGGAGAAGTTCCACGCATCCGCGAAGGCGCTGTTGGACGGGCGAGGGGGTTGCTGCTGCGGCGCTTCGGCACCCCGACCCCCTGATCCGCCGCGGTCCTGCACCCAGCCGGAGCCAGGACGGGGCTGGTAGGTTCCGTCCGAAGCCGTAAATCTTTCGCCGGTCTGCGGATTGACCCAATCCACCACTGCCATGGTCCCAATGTCGCCGCTTTTTTCAAAATCCTTGTGCCGCGGCCAGCCACCTCGTTGCGGTGCCGGCGGCGTATAGGGCGTGCCCTGCGACGGCGCCTGAGTGGACTGGGCTCGGCCTGGGGTGAATGCCGGGGCGGCCTGCGGAGAACCTTGCTGCGGACTATAGGCTGCCATCGGAGCGGCCTGCCGCGAACCGCCGTGCATGCGAGTGAACGCTGCGGAGCGGTCGGCGCGGCGCTGATCGGCCGTGCGCTCATGGCCCGCCTGCGGCATACCGAAGGCTTGCTGGCTGTACGCGGACATGTTGGAGCCGCCGCCTGCCCCAGGGGCCGCCTCATGCGTCCTGCGGCCCCAGTGTCCACCGTTCTCACGCCATCTGGGGTCGTTGTCAGAGCCGCCCATAGTCTCAAACATCACTCGTCTCCGCTTTTGGTTGTCATTGCGTCTGTGCCCATGCCCGATCCCTGGAGCATGCGGAGCTTCGCCATGTCGGCGTACTCGCTGTCGCGGATGGCCGCGATCAGTTCACGCAGGAAGTCCAGGTTCTGGATGGCCGGCTGATCCATGATTGGTCCCTATACGAGAAAAGCGGCTGGCCAGTTGCCCAGCCAGCCGCTCCCCCGATAAGCCCGCTAGGGGCAGATTAGTAACGGGTCTTCACGATGGCCAGGACCGCAGCGCCGGTCGTCGCGCCCGTGCTGCACGCACGACCGATGACGCCCAGGCTGTTGTCACCAGCGCCAGTCGTAGCCGCACCCACGCCGCTCTTGGTGACACGGCCGGCAGTGGTCGCGCCCGACGTGGCAGCGGTGATCGCAGCCAGACGGTCGCCAACAGCCACATCCGTACCGCTGAGAGCAACCGACACTTCGGTCGGACCCTCAACCGTCACCCAGTACACGTCGTTGACAGCAACGCCCGTCGCCGGGAGGTACTCGTCCGCAACGCCCACCCGCTCTTCGTTCGTCACCGACGTGTAGCCCTTCGTCTCCGCAAAGACGGCAAGGCCAGCCGTGGTGGTGTCAAACGACACCACGCGCTTCGGCAGGATCACCCCGGCGGAGGTGTTCCGGACAGCCACGCAGGTCTTCACCCGGTTGCTGCGGACCACGCCCGTGATGGGATTCACGTCAGGGAACTGCTTAACAGCACCCACCCAGTTCTTGCCGTCGCTGGCCGAAGTGACCCCAAGGGTCTGGCCGAGAGCGAACGGCGGATCGATCAGAAGACTCATGTCAACGCACCTCTTTCTTTGGATTAGGCCACGGCGGCGAGTTTGAAGAAGCTACGCGGGCTCTTAAACTTAAGGTTGCCCAACGTAGAAACAACGTAGCGGTACTGTTGCGTGATCTCGTCATAGAACGGACCCTCGCTGTTATACAGCTGGCCTTCCATGCAGAGGAGTTCCATGTTGCCGATGGCGAGGCCATACGCAACACCTGCCGGAATCGAATTCTCGCTGGAGCATTCGACACCGTCGAACTCAAACACATCCGTGAAGCCGTAGCTGCGGAGGCCGTTCGTGCGGCTCACCACCACACGCTCCTTCTCGTCCAGCTTGTTCAGGAAGTCGATATACAGGCGACGGTCCATCAGGCACATGTCCACCTGATCCTGCTTCGTATCGTTGCGACGAGTCTGGTGAAGAGCTTCACGCAGAGCCTTCGTGCAATTCGCACTCCACGACGAGCCACCGAAGTAGGACGAGGTGTAGTTACAGATGATGGGCGAGTAAAAGTCATACTCGCTCTCGGCTTCGCCGTTGGGCCACACGCCCGTCTTCTGCGAACCGCCGTAGGCACCCAGGACGGTCGAAAGACCGGCGTAGGTGTCGGACGGAGCCGCAAACGGATCGGCCGCGTTGGCGGTACGAGTGGCGCCGGTGGCCACGTTGATCGTGCCGTTGTAGCCCAGGAACGACTCCAGGCCGTGGAAGCGAAGCTCGTTGCCGGCCGCATAGCCGTCAACCACCCACTCCTTGGCAAGGTACTGCTCCATGCTGGTAAGAAGACGCGAACTCATCTTACCCGCAACATTGACAAGAGCAGACGCGCTACGATTTTCCAACATCTCTTTCTTGTAGATCGCGTCGGTCACTTGCGCGCCACGATACTCCAGCTCGGCGTTCTTCCAGAGATTCTGGCGAGCAAACGACCGGGGAGTTTCACCGTTGTTCCCGCTCGGAACGTGATTTCTGTACTGGATTTCCCAGTCGAAACCACGACCCGACATGTTGGTGCGGATGTTTCCACTACCTTCCAACGCAGCGAACACTTTAAACTTGCGAAGCGAAGCAACCTCTTCCTCACGAAGATGGTTGACAATCGTCGTCGCAATGGAACGAGCCCAGTCAGTGCTACTGGCCATTAAATAACTCCATCACTTACGAGTTGGCTTTTCAGCCGTTCTTCAAAGCTCATCCTCGCACGCGGTGCGCGAGGCTCTGTGGTTCCTGCACTTCGATTGGGGGCGCGGGTTGCACGCTCCCGAAGGAATTGCATGTTCGATTCGGCCACTGGGTCGGCCGGTTGCGGCGGAGCCGCTGGTACGGGCGCTGGCACCCCGGCCGGACCCTGCGCCGCATGTGCCTGCATCTGCTGGTAGCGCAGGTTCAGGAGGTCACGCTGCAGCATGCCGGTGGCGTACTGCCAGCGGGCCTTGGGGTCTTGGATGCCGATCTCGGACGCCTGGGCGATGTAGCCTTGGATGGCCTGACCCTCACGGGAGATGTTCCCCTGCTGGTCGTACAGCCAGTCGGCATTCTGCCGCTCCAGGTCGCTGACATAGTTCTGGGACTGGTACTGGTTCAGGTGCTGCTGCACCATCTCCTGGGCCTTCTGGATGGCGACCTGCTCAACGAAGGGCTTCAGTGTATTTTCCGGATCGGTGACCAGCTTCCGCGCGAAGTCGGCGGTATAGGTCTGGTATTCCCGCAGGGCAGCTTGCGCCTCGTACGGGGCGTCCGGAGAAATGATTTCCTTGCCAGTCTGGGGATCGCGGACGATGTAACTCTTCCACGTATCCTTTACTTCGGGGGGCGCCCACCACTTGGGTGCGGCCTGGGGCTTGGGCTGGGCCGCTTCGGCTTGGGACTTCCTCCACGCCTCAAAGTCCCGCTGGTTCTTCAGGTACTCTTGGGCGTAGGGCACGACCTGCTGGTACTGCTGGAGTTGCCGCTGTGTCTCGCCGTAGCCGTTGAAGGCACGGTAGAGGTTCTGGGCAATCGCGAGATCGTCCTGCCCTTGGAATTCGGGGAGGTGTTTGAAGGCTTCGTAGGGAGACGAGAAGTCCTGCGCGGGGGCAGACTGCGGCGCAGCGGTGTCAACGGGAGCCGAGACGGGGGCTTCAGTCTGTACGTCGTTCTGGATTACTTCGTCGGACATATTTCACCTTGGGGCTTATGGGGGGCCTCTAGGTGAACTAATGTCTACGACAACCGATTTTCATTTCCGATTTACGTCGATCACCACTTAACGCGGTCGGCCCAATAGGCCGCCGACATCTTTCCCTTGGCGATGTTCTCCGCGTGACGAGCCTTAAATGCCTCGTTTCGCTTCGATCCATCCGGTGATCCTTCCACTCCCTGCTGCCCGAAGCGGATGAGCTTCTCTTGGTCGCCTGACTTAGCCAGGACCATGTGCGACTTCTCCGGATGATTCGGAGTACGCACGGGGCGGTTGGGGATGAGGTTGCGAATCTTGTCGCCTTCGGTGTCCATTAACGCACCTCCTCATCCGGGTATGCCAGACCGTAGGCCAGACCACCACCAAGCGTGGCACCGGCGCCGATGGCTGCGCCCTGGGCGATGGGGATGAGGGGGTTCTGGGCTTCTGCTGCCAAGCGGATGATCAGGTCGTCCGAGACTGGGAGACGGAACACAGGTGGGAGCTTGGCCAAGATGTCTGGGTTCTGTCGGCCTTTGTCCAGGATGGCTTGGGCGGTCAGTTGTCTTTGAGTGAGGCGGGCTTCGTCTGCGTCGAACGGGTACGGCTGGATTGGTGTCTGCTGGACGCGAGATGGACGACGCTTGCCGTTTGGCATCTTGCGGCTGGTCCAGTAGAAGCCATCGCCAAATCGTTCGGCCTCTGCGGCGTCCCATTCATGCGGAAGCATCGGGGCCCGCATTTGGCCATTGCGATAGCCGACC